ATCACGACTGAGTTCACGCTTTCTGCCAAATCAACGCTCGCCGAGATTGATGTCAATCAATACATTGTTTTGGAAGAAGGCGACTACATCACGACGATCTCGGAATCCGGCTCGACGATTTCTGTGATCGCCACGTTTGAAGAGATAGGATTGACACGGCAATGACCTACCTAGAACTCATCAACGACGTGCTGATCCGGCTGCGTGAGACAACCGTAGCCACCAGCAATCAGACATCCTACTCGACGCTGATCGGCAAGTTCGTCAACGACGCCAAGCGCCAGGTCGAGGACTCCTACGGCTGGAACGTGCTGGGCCAGACCGTGACGATCTCCACGACGGCGGGCACCTACATCTACTCGATGACTGGCGCTGGGCAGAAGTTCCAAGTCATGGACGCGATCAACATCACCTCCAACGTCGGGCTGCGGAATATCAGCTTCGTGGAGATGAACCGTTTCCAGAACTTCGTGCCTGCGATCAGCGGCATCCCCGAATACTACAGCTTCGATGGCGTGGACGGCAATGGCGACACCAAGGTCGTGCTCTACGCCCGCCCTGACAACGTGTACACCCTCGCCTTCGCGCTGACCGTGCCCCAGGCCCCACTGACCTCCGACAACACCTCGGTGCTTGTACCTGACGTACTGGTGGCGCAGAACGCCTTCGCACGGGCGCTGGTCGAGCGCGGCGAGGACGGCGGCCTGGCCTCGTCCGAGGCGTACCAGTTGTATCGGTCGATGCTGTCCGACTACATCGCGCTCGAAGGCACTCGCTACCCCGAGGCTCAGGAGTTCGTTGCGATATGAGCCAAGTTCTTCAAACCGCCAGCATTTCAGCGCCGGGTTTCTTCGGGCTGAACACGCAGGACTCGCCGCTTGATCTAGCGGCGGGCTTTGCGCTGGTGGCGACGAACTGCGTGATCGACCAGTACGGTCGCATCGGAGCGCGTAAGGGCTGGTCGCGGGTCAACGCATCGTCTGGCAACCTCGGCAGCAACGATGTCGGCGTCATCCACGAACTGGTGCAGTCTGACGGCACGCTGACTATCTTGTTCGCGGGCAACAACAAGCTGTTCAAGCTGGACGGCTCCAACGCCGTGTCAGAACTGACCTACGGGGGAGGGGGGACTGCCCCGACGATCTCGGCCAACAACTGGTCGTGCGCCTCGCTCAACGGCATCACCTACTTCTTCCAGACCGGCCATGACCCGCTGATCTTCGACCCTGCGGTCAGCACCACAACGTACCGCCGCGTCAGTGAGAAGACCGGCTATGTGGCCACGGTGCCGAGCGCCAACATCGCGCTGTCTGCCTTTGGCCGGCTCTGGACGGCCAGCACCTCGACGGTCAGAAACACGGTCTACTTCTCCGATCTGCTGGCCGGGCATGTCTGGTCTACCGGCACGGCTGGCTCGCTGAACGTGGATCGCGTTTGGCCCAACGGCCCCGATGAGATACAGGGTCTGGCCGCACACAACGGCTTCCTGATCATCTTCGGCAAGCGCCAGATTCTGGTCTACCAGAACGCCACCACGCCCTCGACGATGAGCCTGAGCGACACGGTAGGCGGCATTGGCTGCTTGTCGCGGGATTCGATTCAGACCACTGGCAAGGACGTGCTGTTCCTGTCCAACTCCGGCGTCAGGTCGTTTGCCAGGACGATTGTGGAGAAGTCGGCCCCGCTGGGCGACCTGTCCAAGAACGTGCGAAACGATCTGATGGACATCGTGGGCGCTGAGACGCTGGCCAACATCAAGTCGGTCTACTCCGAGAAGGAAGCCTTCTACCTCTTGACGTTGCCGCTGGTTGAAGAGGTCTATTGCTTCGACACCCGCGGCCAGTTGCAGGACGGCTCTTTTCGCGCCACCAAGTGGGACTCCATCGAGCCGACTGCGCTACTGTCGCGGCGCAATGGCGACCTGCTGATCGGCAAGAACGGCTACATCGGCAAGTACGGCACCTATCAAGACCACACCGCGTCGTATCGGTTCATGTACTACACGAACCATGCTGACCTGGGCAATGCCAACGTCACATCCATCCTCAAGCGCCTGAAGGTGGTCGTCATCGGCGGCACGAACCAGTACCTCACGATGAAGTGGGGCTTTGATTTCAGCACCAACTACCTGTCTGACAATGCGCTGATCCCCACGCAGGGCGTCTCTGAGTACGGCATCGCGGAGTACAACATCGCTCAGTATTCTGACGGCATCGCACTGCAAACACTTTCGGTTTCAGCTAGCGGCAGCGGTAAAATTGTCCAGACAGGCTATGAGTCCAACATCAATGGCGCGGCGTTGTCGATCCAACGTATTGAGATCCAATCGAAAGATGGGAAGATGACATGAGCAACTATGTACAGAGCACGAACTTCGCCACCAAAGATGCGCTGCCGTCTGGCGACCCGCTCAAGATTGTCAAGGGCACGGAGATCAACACCGAGTTCGCCAACATCGCTATTGCTGTAGCGACCAAGGCCGATACTACGTCTCCCACAATCACTTCGCCCACGTTGGTCACGCCCGCGCTTGGGACGCCGTCGGCTGGCGTTCTGACCAACTGCACTGGTTTGCCGATGACCTCTGGCGTCACAGGCACTTTGCCGATTGCGAACGGCGGCACTAACGCTACGTCGGCGTCGGCGGCCAGGACTAGCCTGGGGCTGGTTATCGGCACAAACGTGCAAGCGTGGGATGCTGATCTTGATACTTGGGCAACAAAGACCGCGCCATCTGGCACTGTCGTTGGGACGACTGATACTCAGTCATTGACCAACAAGACGCTAGGCTCTGGTCTGGTGATGGGCGCAAGCGCACTTACGTCCGGCACTGCAATCGCAACCACTTCAGGCACATCACATGACTTCACCAGTATCCCGTCGTGGGTCAAACGGATTACGGTGATGTTCTCCGGCGTGAGCACCAGCGGCACTTCGCTTGTTCAAATACAGCTTGGGGACTCAGGCGGGGTTGAAACGACTGGCTATAACAGCGGTGCCGTGATCGGCACTACCGCAACCTCGTACACGGGGAATATAACAACAGGATTTGTCACGGGCGCTGACTTAAATTCAACCGCAAGCTCGGTCCGATACGGGTCGTACATTATTTCCCGTTTAGATGGAAACACTTGGGTCGGCCAGGGAAACATTCACGACAGCAATTACACGCTAGGCGCACAATGCGCTGGCGCTAAAACGCTCAGTGCAACCCTCGACCGCGTCCGCGTCACCACTGTCAATGGCACTGACACCTTTGACGCGGGTAGCATCAACATCCTGTACGAGTGATGGCTACACACGAACTTGTCATGGACCGCCTTTCAGTCAGTGGGCTGAAGGAAGAGGTGCGCTCGGTCTATGATGAGTTCGACAAATACCATTTTCGCCGGACGTTTCCCAACTCGCCGCACGCTGAGATGACAGACCTGTGGGTTCGGTATAACGACGTTGAGCCGTTCATCGCCAAGGGGTCGATGGAAGGCTTTGACAGCGAACACGACTCGATCTGGTATCCCATCGCTGACAAACTGCCATCGGTCAAGAAGGTGGTGTTTGACCTGATGCGTGAGGTCGATGGCGAGCGGCTAGGTGGTATCCTGATCACTAAGCTGGAGCCTGGCGGGAAGATAAAGCCGCACACTGATCGGGGCTGGCACGCGCAATACTACGACAAGTTCTTCGTGCCCATCCAGATCAAGAAAGAGGCTACGTTTGGGTTCAAGGACGGCGACATCCACGCGGTCGAGGGCGACGCCTGGTGGTTCGACAACTCGAACGTCCACTGGGTCAACAACGACACGGATATAGATCGTATCGCCATGATCGTGTGCATCCGAACAGAAAAGTACAAGAGCAAAAATGCAGCCCGTATCTGAACAGTTCAAGCAGCAGCGCGGTCGATTCGATGTCGATCTGGGCATCCTGCATCACTTCTCAAGTGGTGTGTATGCCAAGCAGATGCACTTGCCCAAAGGATTCACTGCGCTCAGTCACGCTCACGTCTTCGATCACTTGAGCATCTTGGCCGCAGGAAAAGTGATTGTGAAAACCGATGCCACGGTGTGCGTCTACGAGTCGCCTGCTTGCATAACCATTGAGAAGAACACCAATCACTCGATTGAGGCGTTGGAAGACACCGTATGGTTCTGCATTCACGCGACAGACGAGACCGACGTAAACAAGGTGGATGAAGTGCTCATCCGCGACGATAAGGAAGGAGCCTAATATGCCTTGGGGTGCAGCAGTTGGGGCCGGAATCGGCCTTCTTGGTTCAATGATGCAAGGGGATGCGGCATCCGACGCGGCAGCCGCGCAAGCCGCAGGGCAAGCGGAGGCCGCTCGCATAGCAGCGGAAGAGGCGCGGTTCCGGCCTATCGGCATCACGACGCGGTTCGGTCAGTCGCAGTTCACCACGGGGCCTGATGGCCGTGTGAGCGGCGCAGGCTACACGCTGACGCCCGAGCTGCGGGCGATGCAAGACCGCTTCATGGCCTTGACCGGCCAGGGGCTGTCGCAGGCCGAGGCAGCGCAAGCCGCGTTCGCTCCGCTATCTGCCGGGGCGCAGGGTCTGTTCGGTCTTGGCCAGCAGTACCTGGCTCAGTCGCCCGAACAGGCCGCGATACAGTACATGACACGTCAGCAGGACTTGCTGGCCCCAAGCCGTGAGCGCCAGATGGCGCAGTTGCAGAACACGCTGTTCCAGCAAGGCCGTGGCGGTCTGTCCGTTGGGGCTACCGGCGCTCGTCCAAGCGGTGCGGCTGGCCTCGGGGCGACGACGCCTGAGATGGAGGCGTACTACAACGCCATCGCTCAACAGGACGCGGCTCTTGCGGCCCAAGCGCAGCAGGCTGGCCAGCAACAGACGCTGTTCGGCGCGGGGCTGCTCGGCACGGCAGGCAACCTGCTCACGCAGGGCTATCAAGGCCAAGTAGGCGCTTTGGCACCGTACCAAGCGTACCTGGGCGGCATGACCGGCCTTGAGGCGTTGGGCCAGCAGCCGCTGGAGTTGGGTTCGGCTTTGGGTGGGCGTGTCGCTAATCCGACCGGCGCTAGTGCGCTACTGCAAGGCGGTATGGCCGCAGCGCAGTCGCGGGCGGCGGCTGATGCCTACAACCCGTTTGCCACGGCTTTGATTGGCGCATCGCGCAACCCGGCTATCCAGCAAGGTCTTGGCCGAATGTTTGGCGGCGGTGGTGGCGGGGGCACGTTCATGGACCAAACTGGCTACGTCCCTGGCTGGGGCACTGAATATTAAAGGCTGATCATGGCAACAGACATCGTAGGCTCTTTGTTCGGCGTGACGCCGGAGATGTACCAACAGCGTCAAGCGGCGCTGGCTGATCAACAGGCGCTTCAATTCGCGCAACTGACGCCCATGCAGCAGGCGCAAGCCGGCATCTATAGGGGGGCGTATGGCCTTGCCGGCGCTCTGGGTGGTGCCTTGGGCGCTCAAGACCCGCAGTTGCAGTTGATCAGCGCCCGCAACAGCATCGCCCGGCAGATCGACTACAACAACCCCGAGTCGATCATGCAAGGCGTCAATGCGCTCTCGCAGGCCGGCGATACGGTCGGGGCCATGCAACTGGCCGATGTGGCCCGCAAGATGGAAAGCGAGATGGCCCAGCGGTTCCAGCGTACCGCCGCTGGGCAGGCGTCGTTGGCTCAGGCCAATCGTGAACGCGCAACGTCAACGCCTGCGGATATCGCTAAGGCAGCGCGTATCGGCGAACTTGTCAACGCCTTGCAGACGCCCGATCTGGACGAGATGACCCGCGCCAATCTTCAGGCGCAATTGGACGCCTTGCGGCCAGCAACGAAAGAAGGCAAGGAGCCAACGACCAACGAGTTGACTAATGCACGCGCCATCGCCGCGCAAGCAGGGCCTGTTGGATCACCAGAATACAACGCCGCCTTCACCGCTGAGTACAACCGCCTGACCGCGCCTAAAGAGGCGCGTGAGCCAACAACTAATGAGTTGACCAACGCCAGAGCGCTTGCCGCACAAGCAGGCCCTGTTGGATCGCCTGAGTACAACGCGGCGTTCATGGCCGAGTACAACCGTTTGACAGCGCCTAAAGAGCCACCAACTTCTGATGCTATCAGGCAATACGAGTTCGCTAGATCGCCGGCTGGTGGCAATTTCAAAGGCACGTTTGAGCAGTGGAAAAATCTGCAAGCGCCAAAAGTCGAGGTCAAGAACCTCCTGCCGGGGCAAGCCGTACCGCGTAAGGATTGGATGGACTTCACGCAAAACGTCTTGAGTAAAGATCCGGTCATGCTTCGCACGTCCACGATCATCTCAGACGCGCCGGCTGCCATTGACATCATCCGAACTTCAATGGAAAACGACATCTCGGCTGCCGCATTGCCAGGCGCGTTGGCGCGCTTGACTGGCGAGGGAAAGAATATGTCCAACGAAGATGTCCGGCGTTTTGCCCGTACTGGTGGTCTTGATGACCGCATTGCGCAGGACGTGGTGAAGTTCTTCACTGGCCGAACAACTACAGTCAAAAAAGATCAGGCCGAGAAATTCGCCACGGCGCTTTACCGGGGGGCGTTGATTGAGCGCCGGAAAAAGTTGATGGACGAAGCCGATCAATTCGGTTATCTTGAGTCGCCGAACTACAAAACGGCTTTGCGTCAGATTGACGATCAGCTTGGACGACTCCCCACGCCCGGCGCAAAGGATAACCGCGCACCCACGCCAGCAGCGGCTGGTACGCCGATCTACGCCCGCAATCCGACAACGGGGGCGCGTATCATGTCTACCGACGGCGGCGTTAATTGGACTTCAGTGAGGTAAACACTATGGCTCTTCCAGCAGGATTTGTACTTGAGTCACCTGAAGAAAGCCGTGGGTTGCCGCCAGGCTTTGAGTTAGATTCGCCTATCCCGGACACAGGCGCTGTTGCTGCCGAAGCCGCTCGCATGGGCGTGGCCGGTCTGCCTAGCTTCTTGGCAGGCGCTGCTGCGCTGATCGGCGAAAGCGCCTTGGGGCGGGGGTTGCCTGAGTTGCTTATGCCCAGCGCCCAACCGACTGGCCGTGCGCCCACACAGGCGTTCACGCAGGCCCAGCAGCCCGTTCAGCAGGCCATCATGAGCCGTTTGGGCAGCACAGGCGTGCAGCCCCAGACGACGGGCCAGAAGCTGCTGTCGGCAGGAATTACGGCTGCCACGTCGCCTGAGTCGTATCTGTTCCCGCCGTTGGCAGGCGTTCGCCGTATGGGCCTGCTTGGTCAAGCGGTCATGCGTCCGGGCGAACAAGCCATCGTCGGCACTGGCGCGGAAGCTGGCGGAATGCTAGGCGAAACCATAGGCACCGAAATGGGCGCTCCTACGGCTGGCCGCGTGATTGGTGGCGTGCTCGGCGGCGCTGGGGCTGCATATGGCACTGGAACAGCATTGCGCGTCGCTCCGCTTACGGGGAAAGCGTTTGACCTGGCTAAGAGCCAGTGGGACAAGGTGCGCGGGACGGTTCCAGAGGACGAACTTCTCAAGGATGTGGACAACCGCATCAGCAACATCTTTATCAAGGCGGCTGAAGCTGACCCCAGCTTCATGAAGACGCTCACCGACGCCGCCAAAGCGCAGGAGAGCGTCTCGCTCAAGGCCCCTGGCGGTGCTCAGGTCAAGATGCCGATGTCGGCGCTGCTGGCCAACAACCCAGTGATCGACTCGTTCGTCCAGAACCTGTCGTCGCGCGATCCGGTGTTCCGCGCTCAGTATGGCGCTCAGTACGAGGCGGCCAAGCAGGCGCTGACGCAGAACCAGATCAGGCTGTTCGGCGACCCGTCCAAAACCGTCGTGGCCGTCGCTGCGCCCGATCTGGCTAAGGTGCAGGCGCGGCGCATCAAGTCGCTGGACGAGCAGATCGCCGACGCCTATCGTGGGCAATCGGTTGACCCTAACGTGTTTGGCCAGCGCGTAGCGAATCTTGTGCAGAAGAAGGAGCAGGCGGCTATAGCATCCGTCAAGCCGCTGTACGCCGAGGCGTTCGACATCGCCAGAGCCAAGAATGTCGAGTTGCCGCCAGCGTCGGTTGACGACATCTACAACTTCGTAGTCCAGTCAAAAGACGCGGATGTATTCAGGACGTTCAACACAATTTTTCAGAAGGTAGAGCGGCAGTTTAAGCCCACAACTGTCGAACCAAGCCCAATCTTGACCGCGCAAGGTACGCCCATGACGCCGGGCGGCAAGGCGTACAGCGCAGCCACCATTGAAGATCTGGACTCGCTTAAGCGTGAGATAAACAGCCAGCTACGAAAAACGGATGTGCCCAGTGAAATTCGTTTGCTGACTGATCTTAAGCAGCGCGTTGGTGGTCACATTGACAGCCTCGACCCCGAGTTCGTCACCGCGTACCGCAACGCCGACAAGGCGTACCTCCAGAAAGTCGGCCTGCCATTTGACGCAGCTACGCTGACGACGGTGGACCGCAAGAAGTTCGTCGAACAGATCGCGCCTGCGATCATTGGCAACAAGTCCAACGTCAGCGAATTCATCAATGCAACGGGCGACCAAGGCGTCAATCTAGTTCGCTCGGCCTTCCTCGACGCCTTCACTACAGCAGCGCTCAAGAACGACGTGCTCGATCCCAAGGCTGCGGCCAAGTGGCTCAAGAAGAACCAAGGCGGCGTCTCCCTGGTGCCTGGACTGCGCGAGGAACTGGACGGCGCTACGCGGAACGTGCAGCAACTGATCGACTCTCGCAACCGCCTGAACGCTGACTTCCAGCGCGTGGCAGGCGAGCAGATTCTAAGCAAGGAAGGTGTCAGGAGCGCACAAGAGTTGGTTGGCAAGATGTACGGCGACATCAAGTTCACCAACAAGTTTATGTCGCAGTATGGCGCTGACAAAGACTCCGTTAACGCGGCGCGGGCGTTCATGCTGGACGACATCATCAATAAGTCCAGTGATCCTCTTGCCACGCTGGCCGACCGCAACAAAGCTGCCGTGTTCAACCGCGTATTCGGCCCGACCTACGCGCAAAAGGTGCAGGACTTTGCCACTACCGCCGACCGGCTAAAACGTGATGTGACTCAAGTGGCGTTCCGAGGTGAAACTGTCCCCAAAACAACTTTTGAGCAAGTTACCGGGACTACGCCGCAACAGGTGTATTCAAGATTCATGAATCCAGTTGCTGGGCAAGGCTACGCTATCGCCACCATATTCAGCAATTTTTGGGCTAAAAAAGCAACCGACGCCGCTGAAGAAAAGCTCAAGCGTCTACTGTTAAACCCTACCGATGCCGTCAAAGTGTTTCAGGCGATACAGCCGACTAAACAAGGCTTCGACCAAAAGAAATTGACCGACGCCGTTGAGATTGGCCGCAAGTACGGCATCGACTGGGTCAAGGACGCGCTTAACGACCTCGCTTCCGGTGCCGCTCGCGGTGCGGTGCAGCAATCACAGGAGTAATTCATGCTATCTCTCATCTCGACCCTCGGCGGTCTGCTGATCAGCGGCTTGCCTAAGCTGCTGGAGTTCTTCCAGAACAAGGCCGATCAGAAGCACGAACTGGCGCTTGCGAAGATGCAAAACGAGCGTGAGCTGGCCCTGGCCGCGCAGGGCTTCGCTGCCCAGCAGCGCATCGAAGAGATCCGCACCGACCAGGTCATGATGCAGACCGAGGCGCAGATGACCGAGGCCGCGCTCAAGCACGACGAGAAGGTGCTGGAGAAGGCCCACAAGTGGGTCGCCTCCTACGTCGGCACCGTGCGCCCGACCGTGACGTATATCTTCGTCATCGAGCTGGTCATGATCAACTTCTTCATGGCGATGTACGTCTGGAACCACCCCGAGTTGATCAAGAACGTAGACGACATCATCAAGTATTCCGACCTGATCTTCTCCAGCGACGAGATGGCGATGTTGGGTGGTATACTAGGATTTTGGTTTGGGTCAAGGACTTGGGGTAAAAAATGACCACTGGTTTGTACGCTATCGTCAACAAGCATACCGGCAAGGCGTACATTGGCAGTTCCAAGAATGTAGAACTGCGGATGCGGCACCACAAGTGCTACATCAACAAAGGGCTGTTTTTGCACTACCAAGGATACGCTGACGATGCGCGGCGATTGGGGCTGGACGGATTTGAGTTCCGCATACTGAAGGCCACCGATACAGCGGAGGAAGCAAAGATGCTGGAAACCGCGTTTTTGGAGATGTGGCACGGGAGTCTATACAACAAAGCGCCAAGCGCTAACGGCGCGACAGGAACCCGCAGAGACAGAAACGTTTATGTGGCTGGGGCCGCCAAGCGCCTTTCCGACCCAGAGTACCGTGCAAAATTGAGCGCGGCTTGCAAAGGCAAGCGACAAGTCCTCAAATGCCCGCACTGCGCGGTTGAGGGCGGTGGTGGCAACATGCGTCGGTATCACTTTGACAAATGCAAAGTAAAGCCATGAAACTCGGCAAGGCAGGCGCTGATCTGATGCACCAGTTCGAGGGGTGCAGGAACAAGCCCTACCTGTGCCCGGCGCACATTTGGACCATTGGCTACGGGCACGTCCTGTACCAAGAGCAGATTCGCCTGCCGGTGGATAAGCGAAAAGAGATGCCCTTGAGGCCGGAGGACAGTCGTGTCTGGAGCAAGCAGGAGATCGAGGAACTATTCGACGCTGATGTCGCGTCTTTTGAACGCGGTGTTCTTCGACTTGTTCCCGGCGTGGTTGGCCGTCAAGGCGCTTTTGATGCTCTGGTCAGTTTTGCCTTCAATGCCGGGCTAGGCAACCTCCAGCGCAGCACGATCCGCATGAAAGCGAACCGTGGTGAGTGGGAAGAGGCTGCCGAGGCGTTCATGCAGTGGACCAAAGGCGGCGGCAAAGAGTTGCCCGGCCTGGTCAGACGACGCAAGGCCGAGCGGGCGCTATTTCTGTCGCAGTAGGCTGCGATACGCCTCCATCGCCGTCTTCAGGTCTTGCTGTAGCTGCATGATCTGATCGGCCTGCTCCTGCATCTTCGCGTAGGCGTCATGCGCGAAGTTGACCAAGTTGGTCGTCTGCCAACTTTGGAAGTCTGGGCCTGCCGCGTGGTTTTGTGACGACGACGCGCTCTTCTGTGGTGAACTTGTGTTCATTGCCGCATGTCCTTGATCTCTTGACGTACTCGCCCATCTGCCGAGTCAATTTTACTTCTGTCCAGACTCCGCATATCGGGCATTTCACTGAGTGGTCTCCATCCAAATTTTCGCCAAGTGTCCTGCACGTTGGTCGAGGCTGCATTGATGTACTTGAATTTCGGGTCTAGGATACGGGATTTCATTTGATAGCCTCCTTCAGTAGTTCAACTCGTTCTCGCGCTGCCCGCAGCATGGTGTAGCGCTGGTGCAGGCGCTCTAGGAACGTCACGCGGCGCGGGCCTTGGCGCTCGGTCTCCAGCATCTGCCACACCTGCTCTTCACTTAGTAGGTTTAGCTTTTTGTTTAGCTCGCGCCAATTCATCTTTTATCTCCAGTTGGTATAGTGAGTTCGCCAAACGCTTCATCAGGCGCTCGGCTTGGTTGTACTGCTTGACGGCGATGCGGAACTGCGCCTTCGTCGAGCGGATACGGTCTTTCAGGGTGTTCATTTCAGACTCTCCATTGCA